CAAGGTTTTCATTTAGAGGGGTGTTGTCCTTGAGATACGAGGTGGATATAAAATAGACAAAGTTGCTCATTTTCTTCTAACTAATCGGGAAGCCCAAATGTGACGGCAATAGGGAAGGTGAACGGCAGGAGATGAGTTCTTGATAGTCATCCAACCGCCTCTGCGCCTCCAAGCAGAATACCCAGGCTCACCATATTCAGCAGCCAAAATCAAACTAATCTGGTCAATGTCCTCTCTGGTGTAATAGCGATTCAATGCAACCATTCTTCGACAAAAATCACGAGAGGTAGGAATCACTTCTGAACCACTTACTCCGGGAGCCTTGGTGTATTCGTAACGAATCTCCAAAGCCTCAGAGATGTTGTTGCGCTCAAGTTCATTCAATCCCTCTGTATTGACCTCATAGCCGCCTTCTAATGGGTTCAAATAGCCTTGGTCTTGTAGAGAGGTCACTGCCTCTGCGATAACGGCAGGGTCGGCCTTAATTTGAGCAACCAAGTCAGCGAGTATAGTACCCGGGTTTGAGCGAATCAGTTGGAGAATCATCAACTCAAGAGCATTGGCAAAGTTCATTGGCATTGCTTCAAACTTGTCTGAGGTCTCACCGAACATTTCAAACACCTGCAAATCCTTGTCATCATCCCATCCAAAAGGGTTTTGAGATGAGAACTGCAAAGGGTCAACAGACATTCCCAATTCCTGACGGGCTTCTTCCTTAGAGATGATGCCCTTCTCAAACAGATAAACATAGTCCAAGCCAATCGGAGGGTTGTTCTTTGTCTCCAGTTTGACTGGTGAAATGTATTTGAAGATGGAAGAAAGGCAAGAATCAAGTTGCTTTTGACGAGGCTCAATGTAGGAAGTTTGAAAGGTCTCATAAGCCTCAACCAATTCGCTTCTTCCACCCAACTGACCTTCGGTCTTTACTCCGAACAACATTGGAGAGGTTACCTTGTGGCCTACAAAAATCTCCTCTTGGACTTGGCGGTTGAGTTCAACAAACAACTTATCAAAATCCGAAGGAGCAAGGTTGTTGATGACCGATGGATTCTCGTTTGGTTCGTTGTATTGGATAATAACCGACCCAGCATTGTCCGTGCCTTGGAAGTTGTCTTTGAATCGCTTTGCGGTCTTTCTGGCTTCCTCTGGAGTTGGTATGCCCTTGAAGAGTTGTATCAAGGTCTGAGCCGAGAAACCGGATTTGATGGAGTTCAAATGGAAATTGGCAATCTCGGTGTCAATCTCAATATACTTCAAAGCCCCGATGTAATCAGGCAAAGGATAGATGTCTTGACCTGCTCGGTAGAACTTAAAGTAATAGAGTTGCTTGTTCTCACGAGTGGTTGGATTCCACTTTGGGTAATAGGTCAACTCAGGTCTGTGAGAATCCCAATTATCAGAGTAGACAAAGTCACTCTCCAAGCCCTTGCGAACATTCTGGAAAGGCAGGTGATAAATCTCAGCGATTGAGGTTTTGGCTTTGTTCCAGATTATCTCCAAAGCGAAGCCGTTGAACAACTCGCAATCTTGAGCAATCTTGGTCTTGAGAGTTTCAAAGTCCTCGTATGAGTTTATTGAGTTGAGATAGTCCTGCGCTCTTGCAATGTCCTCGGTATTTGCTCCGATGATTTCGGTTTTGTCCCCTGACAGATACGCTGCCTTTTGGGTTACGATTGCAGAGTGTTTTGGGGATTTGTTGAAAAGATCAATCAACTCAAAGGGGTACTTGTTATTTTCCCCAAAGGTGACGAAGCCTTTGCTCTTGTTCTCCTTGAATTTCGGGAGAGCAGATTCCACAAAACTGACTCTTTGAAAATGGCCTTCCATCACCTACAATTAGCGTTTAGTCCTTTTTGGAAAATTTCTCCACTGAGGTGAAGCCCAGACAGAGGATAGTAACCCATTCAACCGCCGATACAAGTTCAGCAGAAGGAGCAATATCCAGAGGAGAGAAAGAGTTGGCAATCATAGTTCCGAAGAGAACCACCGCACCAACTATACCGACCACACGCTTTGAGGAAATCTCCCCTGCTTGGCCTTTGAACATTTCAAGTAATTTCATCGCTTGTTGATTTGTTGCATATTTGCGAAGCGAATAGAGTCATCAATTCTCAACTGCTCAAAATCTTCAAGAGAAGCAGGGACTGGGACTTCGTAAACCTTACACACTCTCTCAAGCAATTCTACCTTTTTAGCCATTTGCTCGGCTTTTAAGACACTTTTTTGCACTTGTTGTACCTTGGTCTCAGTCATTGCTTTTGCTTCGTCTATGGAGGCTCTGGTGACTTCAATAGTTTGTTGAGCGTGGTCAATCACCAAGTCGTATTTGGCATAGGGGTCAGAGTTCTCCAGACGAGGAGTTGCGGTCACGGCTAAGAGTGCGGTGAGGATGATGTATTTCATTTGATGACTCCTATTTTTTTGTAGGTGTTGAGTTCAGATCTCAAAGAGGCAGAAAGTGAATCTTGGGTCTTGAGCATCTTTGCCATCTGATCTAACTTGGATTCGCACCTTGTCAGCCTGTCCTCACAACCCGTGTTCAGTTGCTTGTCTTGGTTCTCCATTCGGAGATAAAGAAAGATGACCGCAAAAAGCATCAAGTAAGTGACTGCCTTTGATGGGTCTTTTGAAAACTCGGTGAAAGATACTGGAAGTTTCATCGTCCTTGCCCTCTATATTTTTTCGCTGGTTTATTATTCTTTGAATGTACCCCTTTGTTGTTCTTCTTTGGTTTGGGTTTCCAAGCCGAAGCGGTTTGCTTAACCTTCGCCATCGGGAACTACGCAATACTCACTATCTGGAAACTTGGCGCAATACCCTTTCAAGTATTCGCTCTCGCAACCCGCAAAAATATGCACCCCGCAAGGCTTTGGCCATACCTCGTAAGAGGTAAAATCGGCAACGGGTTCGGTGTACCAAAGAATATCAACCGCCCATTTATCGGACTGATTAACACAAACGGGCATATCTTCGGCATCTTTGCCCCATTCAAGGCAAATGAAACCTATCTCGTGGACTGCGCAGCCTTTCCAAGTTGTTACGCTTTCCCCGCTTGGGCTTTCGGTGGTTTCTTGTATTTTCTTTTGGAGCGTTTCCCATTGTGCGGGAGTGAACTCGTATTTGCGAAAAGTTGTCATTTTAGAGAGTAGTTAAGGCGGCTAATTCGTCATTGGTTAGGCGGGTTTTGAATAGGATGGCTTGGTTTATTGAATCATTAAAATTTGAAGCACCCGAATCGTCATTGCCTATAATCACTTGACTACAAGTCGGCACAGTTCCACTTGAATCGGTTCCTATTTGTGTGCCATTAATATACATTGCAAAATCATTTGATGCGTATGCAAGTGCTATTTTATACCTACCATTTGCAAGTGCAGAACTAATAATTGCCACTTGTTGCCCTGCACTTGTATACACTTGACCTACGCAAGCATTTGTACTTGTAAAATACAACTGCACTATATTAGGATTTGAACCAATAAAAAAAGGCACTTGATAATTTTCACTTTTTTGCGTTCGGTTAATATCCACAAAAATCGTCCCCTCGGTCTGCCCAATCAAAGAACTAATGCCCGTCTTATAAGCCGCATCGGCCAACCTTGTAACCGCAGCCGAAGTTGTGGGGATGTAGGAGGTGGGGTATGAACCTGCTTCAATTTGCATTCCCCATAAAAACAAAGATTTGCCCGTTCCCGAGTATGCTGGTAACGCAGCCGTAAAACTTGAAGGAGTGCCACTATTTGAACCCGCTACAACACAACTAACATCACCGCTTGAATGGTCAACACTCACAATTAATCTGTACCATCCATTACCTACGCTTTGTATTGAGTAAGTCGCATTTGGCGTTCCAGTTTGTTCGGTGTCGGTGATTGTGCCATTTATTAAATCTACAACGATTGTAAATCTTGTATTAAAAGCACTTCCAATAGATGTCGCTAATTGAACTGCTCCAAATTGTATGTCGTTATTTTTTAGATATACAGATGCAGTTATGCGTGATGCGGTAATACTTAATGTATTTGGATAAACAATATGGTAATCATTGCTTGAATCATCGGTCAATTTATCCGCATTTGTTGTTCCGTCAGGTGATGTTGTTTGATTGGTTGTAATGGTGGCATTCAGTTTTGCATAAGCCACATTGCTAAAATCCTCTGAATAGGTAGCCAAATTCGTCCTCTGCGGCTCAAGCAACAAACTCGGACACCCTCCCTCATAAGTCAAACGGGGAACATTTAGGCGGTCTGTGGTGGGGAAGTAGGGCTTGGCGGTTGAGCCTTGGTTTAGTTGTGGATGCCAAATATAAAAAGTTTTCGCTTGTTGTGTTGGCGATGGTCCAAAGTAGTTATCAAAAATAATTCCTCCACTTGTATCGGTTGAACTAAAAGTAAACAACTGCCAACTGGTTGTTAAATTTACCGCATTTGGAGTTGAGCCACCCATAGAAAAACCTATTGTCGTGGCAGAATCCGCCCGTAAATATGCACTTACTATATTGACGGGGTTTGTCAAAGGAATACCTTGATAAACATAATTATTGCCACCCGATGCAAGTTCCACTTTAATTGCGGTTGTGCCTCCGTTCGGGTCTGTTTGTCCGCTTGTTAATGTTGCCCCATTTGTCAGCCAAGGACTTGTGCCTATACTTTCGCTTTGTGCTACAAAATTCCAAGGCACATTTTCAACATACCCCGAAGAATTTACACGGGTGCCATCACTCGCACGGGTAAAGGTAAGGTCTCCGCTTCCGTCTGTGGGTTTAGGGCAGTATACAACATCCTCCTTGTAACCGGAGGGAATCATCACCAGAGATGCTTGTTCAAGTAAACTCATAAACTATTCATTCTATAAATGGC